CGGATTTTAAAACCGGAATAGCCCATTAACAGAAAGAAGAAACAACACCCCCGTCCTTCTTCGGAGCACCACCGCCAATTATTGCGTGCACGCGATCGGATACAACCAGCTCAGTCTCGATCCTCACAGGGGCAGGATCATCAACGAGACACTTTGGGAGGTCGACCCTCTCGCCGGCGTAAAAGCGCGCCCAAAACTCCGCCGAGTTGAACCATGGCAGAGTCCCCTTCAGGGGCTCGGGACCAAGAGGCTCGTCTAGCTCGAACGGTCTCTTCGGAACCCGCGAGATAAAGTCCAACGTCGTTCGGAACGGCTTAATAGCCGGAGCCACAAAAGGAACGACGGATCTATCTTCGCAGGGAAGACGTTGAACGTAAACGAGACCCTCGCTGTCAGCCCACCACGCGTCGTCGAGCCGTTCCCTGATCTTAGGGACGCAGTCGATCTGACAAAGCCTTCTCGGCCAAGATGGCTTGGTGAGAATGGCGTTGGATCGCTTCCACTCGACAGCCTTGGGGTGGCCGAACGCAGCGCGGACGAGCTGGTCTTTGACCTGACGCGGAACGAATCCTGTGACCGTGTCCGGTAGGGCGGCCTTGGCGACTGGCAGTAGCCAGGTCCTGGAGCCTTCCCGAGTGAGCAGCTTAGTGGACGGGAGCGAGAAATCGCCCTCGTCTCTTTTGACAAGCATGCTCCACCGGACACGACGCAGGTAGAGTTCGTCCTCTTTGGCCGGTCTCGCGAACCCGAGACCGCCATACAAGCGAGGGACGTCAGGGAGGCCGATGAGGTCAAGCTCGAGTGATCGTATAGTCTCAGGTGTGACGGTAGGAGCGGAGTAGAACGATCTCCACTTCTCATCAGAGACTAAATGCGACTTCGAGGAAAGACGCTCAACCATGGCGGGGAGTAGGACGGGGATCACCTTCAACCGATTGTCGGGAGTCCGCCGTAGAAGTTGCGAATTGATCGTCGCAAACTCACGGCCGAACGGACTCTTAGCGATCGAGGCAACCCCCCCGACGGACCGAAAGCCTTCTTCCCACTTGACGCCGCTCTGGGGGTCGGGAGACGATGAACATATGTCGTCCCCATTAACCCCGCAGCGATCGTACTCGGAGATGAAGGCCTTGAACTCAGTCAACGGCATCCGCAGCAGGTCCTCGACTAGACCCTCCGCCTCCAAGTGAGCCAAAAAGCTCACCCAATTGAGGATAGGGAAGGAGAAGTCGGAGGCCATGAACTGGCCGCGGCGTTGGAACATGAGGGAACCGTCGGGAAGGACGATCCAGGCGCGCGTGATCCCCGCGAGCATCTCCTCCTTGGCATCGAGATCGCCGGGAAAGAACTCGTCCGCGAGAAAGCTGACTATAACCTCGGCAAATTGGCCCGAGAAGTAGTCCGTGCAAGCTTTCCCATCCCCGCAAGCGAGATACTCGTCAAAGACCTTCCCCTCTAGCCACTCCTCGTCCGTCCTACCGGCGACCATCCACTCTAATCCTCTCAACCACTCAAACATAAATCTGTTGAGGAAAGAGAATCGTTCCTTGGAACAGGAGAACTTGCAGATCGTGCGAAGTTTACCTGCTGAGAGGATAGTCACCGGAGAGGCGAGGAGCCTGAGTCGGGGGTCGGGTCCTGATCCGTACAACGCCTCCCGTTTGCCGCCCTCTTCGCGAGTGAACTCCATGCACGCTTTTCCAGAATTGGCGGCCTTAGGCTTGAACACCTTTGGCTTGCGGAAAAACGCACGGGCGAACTTCGCAGTTAAGAGAAGGAGGCGGCGACGGGTGGCAGGGTCAGGGACGGGTTCGGCGACCGTGACGCGGCCGATGAACGCGAGCGTCTCCTTAGCCGAGTCTCGAGGGTCAGCGTTGTTGAACCCCTTGCGAGCCATGTAGACAGAGAAGGCTCTTGAGGCCCCTTCGTCTGTCGACATGTCAATGCTCGCGCCCTGGTAGTTGAAGACTCCAGAGCCAAAGGGTGCCGAGATCGAGCCAATCGCTCCTTCGAGGGCTCTGTCGGTTTCGGATTTGTCGAAGTGCGTAACACCATCGACACCGATACACCGGCAGAATTCCACGAACGCCCTATCGATGATCCTACCTCTCTTTTCAAGGAGAGGATCAAGGAAATGGGCAAGGAGCGTAGGCTTCCGATTGTAGGCTTCAAAGACGCGACCGATCTTCCGCCCCAGGCTTGCTGACTTTTCTGACAGCTTTCGGAAGAGCTTGGGTGAGGCGGGGTCGGATCGGCAGAGGTCAGCCGGAAGGACGCGGTCGACGGCTCGACGTAGGTCCTTTTTAAGGGACTCCTTCACTTTGTATGACGTATCGACACGATCCTTAAATCGATTAATCATCTCAAGTTGCAAGGTGTCCAGGACTATCTCGTCGTGCCATCGGAGGGAGTCATAGGGGACTCGAGGCGGGACGCGGAGGGGAAGAGGCGGGGTGGGGAGGGGGGGGGTGAAGGCAGCTTGTCGGGGGGTCGCTGCAGACGTCGAAGGAGTGGACGGAC